GTGTGTAAAGTTTTCAAGTACCTTACCATTACGTGTAAACTGTGTAACAGTTTTCTTTAGATGATCAACTACTGTGATACAACGAACACCATCTAGTTTAGGCTCTACAAGTTTCTTACCTGTAATCTTCGATTCGTGGTTGGCACCATCATGGGCCAGCATACATTCAAACACAGGAACCTTGTACTGGTCTTTTTTAATTTTCTTAGCCATCTTGTTAACAGTTTTTTCACTTACTCCACAACGTAGATCTTTAATAAGAATACGTCTGTAAAAACTATTCCATTGATCTTTAGTTGCTACTGCCATTGTTAACTCAATAGCGTCACGAGCCGCATGACCCGTAAGTTGTCTTGTGTGTAATTTTTCTGCTAGATCTTTAAACACAGTCCAAGCAAGACCTTGTCCATCCGCAGTTGCTTCTGGAACTTGCTTAACACCAAATGTGTATAACTTATCCAAACACATCTTAACGCCTTCAAAGAACTCATCAAGTCCTTCTTCCATAGCGCCATAAAGAATTTCTTCTTTATCAAGTCTACCGTTGTGTGTTTCTAATGCGTGAATAATTAATTCAGGTTGTGTTCTCATTGATGCCTCTGCTTTCTATGTGTGTTTATGCTATAATTATACTAAGGAAATACGATTTTGTCAACCATTTTATCCAAATCATTTTTGAATCTATGTGTTGGGACACAGGTACTAATTCGCCTATTTTCTACCGAATTTAACCGTTTTGATACTTCCCAACACTGGTCTATAGTTTCATAAAATACAACACTATCTAAAAATAGCACTATCAAGAATGCTTTAGTCATTCACAGAATGTGTATTATGATCTACAAGATCCTTTGGCTGGAAGTAATAAACCCATGCTTCAGCAAGAGTATCCCAATAATTAGTCAACTGTTCTTTGTTTCTTTGAACTTGCTGTTGACCTTCTGCCCAACTGTTTCTTTGAAACTCTTTTGTTTCGTTCCATTCTTTTTTAATAAAGTTGGTTACTCTATTGTTAACAGCTCTATCTTTTGCTGTTTCAATAGTATTAACAATTGGATTATCAATTGTTGTTTCTTTTGCCTCTACCTCGTAGTTGTGTACTATCGCAACAAGTACGAGTGCTACTACTATCATTGATATTTCTTTCATTGTTTGCCTTTCTCTGTTGTTAGTCTGTTTCTGAGTTTTCGTCTTGACTCAATATGTTTCCAATATCTAAATGGATGGTAGTTTTTATAGTAACCTTTTGGTTCCATTAATTTACTAGCATCATCTAGTTTCCTTATGTCTTGAATAAGAACAGTTGTGAATCCAGCATCCATTCCTTCCAATAACCACAAGCCTTTGTTACGAGCATTGAGTGAGCTGTTTATAGCATCTACTCCACCTTGAAGTTGTACATGATTTAATTGTTGTTCGTTGGAGTTCATTGTAACTACTACCATTTCATAGTCACCAGTCCAATTTTCACATTCTTCTGTAACTGCTGTCCAGAAGTCCCATAGCTCAGCATCTTTTACTTTTCTTAAATTAATCTTTTCTCTTTGAAGAGAACTCTTTGCGTAAGGACATATATTTTGTACATGAATAGCATTAATCCATTCGCTAAAGAATCTTTCAAAATGTGTATCTAATGGATCGTAACTTTTACTCATCATGTATCCTTTTTTGGCGCACCCGAAGAGATTCGAACTCCTGGCCTTTGGTTCCGCAAACCAATGCTCTATCCAGCTGAGCTACGGGTGCGTAATTATTACAGTATAACATTATTTTGGTTTTGTCAAGTTTAACATTTCCAAACATAAATTTTATCCTGTTTCTTTTTACCCGTTTGTTGCCCTAACTGTTGCTTTAAATCTTCTTCTTCATCGCATTCTTTTAGTCCGTGAGCGACAGCATCTTCATACATCTTAGGACTTATATTAAATGCTACATTACCGCCCGGCTGTATGTTATCAACACATTTTTGCCAAAGCGGAATAAAGAACTGTTCATAAAAAGCCTTATCACTTTGCCATGGTTCCATGTGTTCATACAATTCTAAATTAACATACGGTGGACTTGTTAATACAAAATCATAATTTAATTTAGAAAAGTCTACATCTAAAGCACTCTGCCAAATCATATCTAATTTAAATGTTTCTTCAGTTTCAAATAATCCATTACCAAAGTTTCTTTCAGCATCTAGAAACTGTATCATTTTGTCATAAGCAGGTTTCATATTAATGTTAGTGTCAATACCTGTATAGTCTATTCCTAAACTCCAAGCACCTAACATACGGCCTCCCCAACCTGCTGTAGGATCTAGTACACTTTTTGCTTTGTACTTTTTATATAGATACTTGGCAGTTGTACTCTTAAACATAACAATACTGCCTAGATTAATTCTAAAGCATTCATACACATTACCTGCGGCTGTTCTGCCACCTCGGTTACGCATTTTAGTTTGCTCTATAAGTTTGTCCCATTCAGTTTTATCGTTCCAAATATCATATACAGTCTTGCCTTTTTCACGCTTACAGTTTAGCAAGTTTTTAAATTGAAAGTGATATAGAAAAGGATTTCCAGAAAAGTTGTTTTCGTTAGACTCTGCCGTGAACTTGTTTAAGTTATCCAAGTCACGTTGTAGTTCTTCTGTTGTAATCAATTTATGATTTTCTATATCTTCAATTGTTACAGAATCTAAATGTAAGTTTACTGGTTTTAGATCGTCTGCCATATATTTTCTTTGTTCTTCAAACCCTGTATCATATTCTGTGGAGGTCCAGCAAATGTTCCTGTGTGATAACGTATGTGCCATTCTACTGTTGTAGGACTGCTTTCTGGCTTTGTTTTAATTTCGCATAGCAGGTCAAGTCCTGCTCCAAATGTGCCATCTTTGTTTGCGATATCAACTTGTATATTTTCTTTAACATCATTAATACTAGGTACATAGTACACTGATTTCTTTCCAAAGTCAACATAAAAATATGCCCTTTCTGTAAATCCGCCCAATTGGCTAAGTTTGTTCTTGTCTGTTGTTACAGTATCAACAAAAACGTCAATTAATTTGGGCTTAATTACAGCATACAAGTTGTCACGCTCTTGAACAAATTGGTCTTTATGCTGTTGATAAAAATCACCAAAAACCCTGTTAGCACGTTTGGCAATCTTCTTAACCATACCTTTTTGTGTCATAAAAATATTATGGAATAAGTTATCTTGATTAACTTTTACACTGCCTTTGCCATAACGCAATTCAAACTCGTCGTCGGCTGTGCGTTCGATAGCATACTTGCCTAGGTCATGTTCTTTGCGAGTAGGATCAGTCCAAACATCACCCACATTTGGAATAGAATTAACTACGCACTTTTTAACTGCTTTTATTAGTGTAGAAAACTCTACTGGTGCTAGATGTTCAAACAAATCACTTCCGTGTTCATTACCAATGTTAAGATCTTTTGTACCGAGATTAAAAAGATTTGGTGCTCCTGCTTTAACACTTACTCCGCCTAATGGATGTCCTACAAACAAAATGTCTGCTGGGCTGTCATTCTCATTATTGTTATCATCTGCTTGCCAGTCAAACACCGTAGGTAGTCCGTACCCGTTATCAATACAGTAAGAATTAATTCTTTCTATATATGCTTTTGCGTTATTAAAGTTAGCAACAAAGTCTCTAGTACCAGTTTCACAAGCAATAGGTATTGCTTTGCGAATGTCCACAATAGTCTTATCTGGATTTGATAGTTTTGTAAAATCCAAATAGTTCTCCGGAGGACGTTGATTGAAGTCTGATCCTATATCATCTTTTGCTATACAAGCAAATAGAATAGGTAGTTCTGTTACATACTTTGTTTGATTGCTCTTGCCACCCACGACATACTTCTCCTATACTTTATATGTCCAATAGTTTATCATAAGTCCTCTGCGGACTTTTGTAAAGTTTGTTTTTGGATAATGATGCCAAGTATCTTTACTAGGAACAAAAAACATACAGCGATTATCTTTTGTTTCTACTTGGTAATCATCTCCGAGCACTGTGCCTGGAAAAAGTTCTTCGTGATCTGTATACACCATAGCACTTAGTTTCTTTTCTAAATGGTCATGATGGGGTGTTAATTCAAAATCCCCAAAGTCACTTATAATTTCAATTCTAGGAAAAGTACCTTCAAAACTCTGCTTTGTTATATGTTCAAAGAATACCCTGTAAGGGCCATCAGCAATACTGTTTTGTAATTCCCATAAATTGGGCATAGCCTCAACTGGAACATTATGTACAAAAAGTCTATCGCTGTTTATTCTGCGGCCTTCTTCTGTTTGTATACAACGATGCTCAATCGCTTTTATCTCTGTCAAACAATCTTCTGTTAAAAAATTATCTACAGTCCAATGTTGGAAAGGTGTGCTATACTCTTTCACTAAATCGTTAGACAATGTATCTTCTCCGGTAGATTTCTTACACTTTGTATTAATATAACATTAATGGACATAAAAGTCAAGTAGTTTTGGTAAAACTCAGATATACAAAAACAAAATGTATGTTACAATAATTAGTGTATATGTCAGATACTATTTTAATAACAGGCTCAAAAGGTTTTTTTGGACAGCAGTTGGTTAACAGGATCAAACCCACAGGATTTAAGATCCGTGAAGTAGACCTTGCCGATGGAAAAAACTATCGTAGTCTATCCGAAAAAGATTTAAAAGATGTACGTTATGTTGTACATCTAGCTAATTCTGCTAGGATAATGCCTAGTTGGAAAGAGCCTGCTCATTATTATACAAACAACCTAATAGATACAACAACCTTTTTTAATACTTGCCAAAACGCAGGAGTTGAGAAGTTCTTATACTTTAGTAGCAGTAGCGTCTATGGTAACAATGGTGAGGAATATCAAAGTGAAGATCACCTGTTGTGTCCGACTAACCCGTATGCTTTAAGCAAGATGTCTGCGGAACACAGTCTTAGAATGTTTGCTGATAAAACAAAGTTAATTATCGCTAGACCATTTACAATGTACGGAGAAACAATGCCTTTGGTAAACAATGCGTTGGTAGTTGGTAAGTTTATTCATGCTTATAAAAACAACAAGCCTCTTACTATAGATGGTAATGGTCAGCAAAAAAGAGATTTTATTTCAGTTGACGACGCAGTAGATTCTGTGTTATTATTACTAGAACTTGCTAATGAAGGCACCTATAACATAGGTACCGGAAAAAGTATTAGTATTTTAGATCTAGCAAATCTTTTTGATTGTCCTACTATGTTTGGACCGAATAGAAGAGGAGTAGAATATAACACTTGTGCTGACATTAGTAAGTTAAAGAAACTGGGTTTTGAACCCGCAACAGATTTAATGACGTGGATTCTTGAACACAAGAAAAATAATTTTGAGGAGTTAACATGCCACTAGTACCTATGGTGATTGAAAGTACATCACAAGGAGAAAGAGCTTTTGACATTTATAGTCGTTTGCTCAAAGAACGTATCATTATGCTTAACGGTCCAGTTGAGGACCACATGGCAAACCTAATTGTAGCACAGTTGCTATTTTTAGAAAGTGAAAATCCAGATAAAGATATTTCACTGTTTATCAATTCACCCGGCGGTAGTGTAACATCGGGTTTATCAATTTACGACACAATGCAGTTTATTAAACCAGATGTAAAAACATACGTTATGGGACAAGCGGCTAGCATGGGATCATTCTTAGCGATGGCTGGTTGTGAAGGTAAACGTTATGTACTACCCGAAAGTCGTACAATGATTCATCGTGTAAGTTCAGGCACACGTGGTACAGGCGGTAGCGTACATATCCAAGAACTTGAGATGGAAGATAACATTAGACATCTACAAGAATCTAAACGTATCAATCAAAGACTAACAGAGCTTTATGTTAAACACAACACTGCTGGAAAAACTTATGAGGAAATGTTTGAAACTATGAAGTTTGATACATTCTTGTCAGCACAAGAAGCAGTTGAATGGGGTTTAGCAGATAAAATTGTTGATAAGCGTTAAAGCCAATTTTCAATAGTTTGTTGACTACATGCCATTACAGCATGATCCCACTGAGTCTCAGTAGGTGTATTAAAGATCCAATCCATTGATGGTGATTTAAGTATTAACCAACTATGGGCAGGTGTCCAAGGACCTTGCCCTTTTAGTTCTCCCTCTAACTGTCCAGGTCCCCAATTAGAATGTCCAAAGAATGTTCTCCACTCACTAGGTTGACTTTCACCTAGTTGTTCGAACATAGAAGGATCAGAAGTAATCCCCATGTTCATGTTTACAATATTACTTCTCG